GGTTCCTGGCCGCCTCGCTGGCGCGGGTGGGGTGGCTGCTGGTCGCGTGGGCGCTGGCGGCGTCGGTGGAGGGCTGGCGGCACGCCGGCGGGTTCACGGGCCGGAAGGCGGAGCCGCAGTGACCTCGGGCCAGGCCGCCGGGACCACGGTCACCCGGGAGCAACTGCTGGCCAGCGTCCACGCCCTCGAGCCCGGCGACGTGCTGCTCCTGCGCCTGCCGGCGGGAACGAGCGCCCAACACGGCAACGAGGTGCAGCGCACGGTGCAGGAGCGGCTGCATGGCACCGGCGCGGTCGCGCTGGTCCTCACCGGCGACATCGGCGTCGAGGTCTACCGGGCCGCCGGCGGCGACGACTGATGGGCTTCCTCGAGCGGGTCGCCGCGGAGCACCAGCGGCTCCGCGGCCGGGCGCAGCTGGCCTGGCCGGTCGGCCCGGCCGCGGCGCCACAGTTCGAGGAGTTCACCGGCCACTGGCCGTCATATGACCCCGAGGCCTACGGGAACTACCTCGCCACCAGCGCCGACGTCTACGCGGCGGCGGTCCTGCGCGCGCGCAACATCTCCTCGCTGGCGCTCAAGCTCTACGCCGGGCAGGGCCCCGACAAGCGGGAGGTCACCCGCGGGCCGGCGTTCGACCTGCTCGCCCACGTCAACCCCTTCTGGACCCGCCGGCGCCTGGAGCGCATGGACGAGCTGTCGATGTGCCTGTGGGGCGAGAGCTTCTGGGCGGTCGAGGGCGCCGAGCAAGGGCAGCCGCAGGAGATCTGGTGGTGCAAACCGACCCAGATGCGTCCCGTCCCCGACAAGAAGAACTACCTCGCGGGGTTTCTGTACCTGCCGCTCACCGGCGGCCCGCCGATCGGGTTCCGGCCCGACGAGGTCGTGTGGTTCCGCTACCCCAACCCGCTGGACGAGTTCCAGTCGCTGTCGCCGCTGGCCGCGGCGCGCCTGGCCGCCGACACCGGCAAGGCGATGATGACCTCCAACAACAACCTGTTCGCCAACGGGCTGCAGGCCGGTGGGCTGGTCATGCCCGACTCCGCCAGGCAGGTCACCTACACGCCCAAGCAGGCCGAGGAGCTGGAGGTCCTCCTGGACCGGCGCCTCAAGGGCGTCGACAAGGCGCACCGGTGGGCGGTGCTCCGCTTCGAGGCCAAGATGCAGAGCCTGGCGGTCAGCCCCAAGGACGCCGAGTTCGTCCAGGGCCTGTCCCTCACGGCCAGGCAGGTGTGGAACGCCTACGGGATCCCCGCGCCGCTGCTCAACGACCTGGCGCACGCGACGCTGGCCAACACCCGCGAGTTCGAGCGGCTCCTGTGGGTCCACGCCTTGAAGCCCGACGCGATGCTGCGCGCCGACGAGATCCGCGAGCAGTTCCTGCCGATGTTCGGCCGCCGCCCCGGGCCGCCGTCGACGCCCGACCACGCCGAGTACGACTTCGGCGACGTCGCGGCGCTGTCGTTCGCCGAGTCCGAGACGTGGGACCGGGAACGCGGCCAGATCGAGATCGGCGCGCTGACCCAGAACGAGTGGCGCAAGCGGCACGGCCACCCGCCGGTCCCGTGGGGCGACGTCTGGTGGGCGCCGGTCAACAAGAGCGCCGTCTCCAAGGCCGCCAGCGAGCCGCAGGGCGACACCTCCCCGACCGGCGAGGAGGTCGACGCCGAAGAGGCCGCGGGCGCGCTCGCGACGCTGGACATGGCCGCGATGGAGCTGCGCCACGGGCCGTTCACCCTGGCCGGCCACGGCCGCAACGGCAACGGGAGGGGAACATGACGAGCGACCGGAGGCTGGCGTACGGCTTGGCGGTGCTCCAGGAGCCCGAGGACGGCGAGCCGCTCAACTTCACCGCGTCGACGACCAGGCTGAACCGCTACGGCTTCCGGCTGCGGCACGAGGGCTGGCGCCTGGCCAACTTCCGGGCCAACCCGGTGGTGCTCTGGCACCACCTGGACTTCCTCCCACCGATCGGCCGGGCCGCGCCGTCGCTGGCCGACGAGCGGCTGAACGCGCAGGTCACCTTCGACCGCAACGACCCGTTCGCCGCCCAGGTCGAGTCGAAGTACCGCAACAAGTTCCTCCACGCCGTGAGCGTGGGCTTCGACTTCACCGACAAGGCCGGCAAGCCGATCCGCAACTGGTGGTCGCTGACCCCCGAGCAGATCGAGACCGAGGCGTTCTACGACCTCGCCGAGATCAGCGCGGTCCCGGTCCCCGCCGACCCGGGCGCGGTCCGCCAGCACCACTCGGCGCTGTCGGCCGCCGGCTTTGAGCTGCTCGACCTCGCCGGCGGCATCGGGACCGAGGAGTGGCTGCGCGGCACGCTGCGCCCGCCCACCGAGCCGGTCGGCCAGCTCGCCCCGCCGGCCGCGCCCACGCTGCCCGGCAACAGCACGGTCGAGCGGCGCCTGGCCGACCTGGAGGCCGAGTTCGCGCGGCTCCGCGCGGCGGCGCGGGTGACTCCCGCGCACACGACCGCGGTCGAGGACGCCGCCTGGGACGCCACCGCGGCCAGCCAGGCCGGCGGCGCCGACGCGCTGCGTGCCTGCCACGCCTGGTTCGACGGCACCGGCGACCCGGACGCGGTGGGCAGCTACGCGTTCGCCCACCACCGCGCGCCCGGTGCCCCGGCCAACCTCGCGGCGTGCCGTGCCGCGCTGTCGGCGCTGCCCGCTGCTGACACCCCCGAGCCCGACCGGCCCGGCGTGGAGCGCCACCTCCGCCGGCACCTGGACGCCCAGCCCGCGTGGGCGCCCACCACCGACGCGGCGCAGGGGCTCCTGGCAGCCGTTCGCCTGTAGCCAAGCCCGCCCACCTATCCGCACCGAAGCCATCCGCCGGCAGGGCGGGGAAGGAGCACGTCCATGACCGCCACGGTCACCCTCGACGCCCTGGCGTCCGACATCCGCCAGCGCCTGGACGGCATCTCGGCCGAGCTGAGCGCCCGGACCTCCGACGAGGCCCTCAAGCAGCTCGTCCGGGGCATCGTCGACTCCCTCGGCGACGACCCCGAGTTCGCCCGCAAGCTCCGCTTCGGGCAGGGCCCCGACGACCGCGAGCTGGTCGGCACCAAGTACGCCCGCCGGGGCCTGGGCGTGGCCGACATCGAGTTCCTCCACGAGCTGCAGGCGTCCCTGCGCGGCCAGAAGTGTGTCTCGACCCCCGGCGTCTACGGCGGCCCGTCGGAGGACCTCGACCAGACGTTCAAGGGCATCACCGACGCCTGCTACCTGCCGCAGGAGGAGGTCAGAAAGCTCGACCGCAAGGCGATCGACGACCTGTTCCCCCGCCTGCCGCTGTCGATGTTCCGCAGGCCCGGCGGCGCGCTCACCCGCGACGGCGAGCTCATGCGCCGCGGCGCGTGGGAGGAGACCAGCGCCTACCGGCGCGCGACCCTGGCGATGGACACCGCCGAGTCCGGCTTCGGCTCCCAGCTGATCGGCGCGCAGTACGTCGGGGAGCTGTGGGAGGCCGCCCGCCGCGCCTCCCGCCTCTACGGGCTCATCGAGTCGTTCGAGATGACCGACCCGACCGTGTTCATCCCGGTCGAGGTTGACATCCCCGAGCTGCTGTTCGTGCCGGAGTCCACGACCTTCAACGCGACCAACTACGCGACCGTGAAGACCGGCTCGCAGCGCGTCCAGGTCAACGCGAAGAAGTTCCTCATCCACCAGATGTGGTCGGGGGAGATGGAGGAGGACTCCATCATCCCGTTCGTGCCGTTCCTGCGCCGGCAGGCCGCCGCGTCGATCGCCCACTACTCCGACTCGCTGGTCCTCAACGGCGACGACACCAACGCCGCCACCGGCAACATCAACCTCGACGACGCCGACCCGGCCGACACCAAGCACTACCTCGCGTTCGACGGGATCCGCCACGCCGCCCTGGTGGACAACACCAACAACGACAACGACGCCGCTGGCGGCGTGACCCTGCCGCTGCTGCACCTGCTCCGCGGCGACATGGTCGACTCGGCCCGGATCGTGGACTGGGGCCACCCCGCCGACCCCAACGACCTCGTCTACGTCGCCGACGTCGAGACCGGCGACCGCATCGCCCTGATCGACGAGGTCCTGACCGTGGACAAGTACGGCCCGCAGGCGACCGTGCTCACCGGCGAGGTCCTCAAGATCGCCCGCCACCCCCTGGTCGTCTCCATGGCCATGAGCAAGACCGAAGCCGACGGGAAGCTCTCCACCACCGGCGCCAACAACACCAAGGGCCAGGTCGCAGCCTTCAACCGGCGCGGCTTCAAGACCGGCTGGCGGCGCAGGGTCATGGTGGAGACCGAGCGGCTCCCAGCGACCGACCAGACCCGCCTGGTCTACTCCCTCCGGCTCGGCTTCGGGCGGTTCACCCCGACCGGTGCCGCGTCGGGGATCGAGGCCGCCGCGACGCTGCGCAACATCACCGTCTGAGCCGTGGCCGGCTACCTGGACCTCGACGATGTCGTCTTGTCACGCGGCGCGCACGCGCGCCGCGTGGACGGGGTGAGCCTGCTCGAGGCGGTCGCCTGGTGGGCCGGTGAGCCGCATTCGGACCATCCCGCGTGCGTCAGCCCGGCGCTGGCCACGTTCGCGCGGGCGTGGGCGGACGCGCT